GCTTCGGCTTCGCGGAGAATACTGATGATCTGTTCGTCGGAAAAACGCTTCTTCATGGGGATGTCCTCATGTGGCTTATGAAGACATTACTAACATCGGGGTGTACTAATCAACGGGGAGCAGGTCACGTTGATTCTCTAGCAACGGACAAATTATATTCAATAGTATCTAGAATTGATACTATTTCATTTTTAAAATCCATGTCTGGGGAATAGTTAGAGTGGATGTCTGTTGTGGATTTTGTATATATTTTTGAATATAAGAGGTATGGGTTTGATATTCTAATTTCATGAGCGGTTAATAGTTTTGTTTTCTTGTCATTGCCATGATTGTAGTGTTTTGATGATTCTTCGACATAGTTCTGCATCGTAAAGATTGCCATTTCTTTTATTTTTTCTACGAAGTTTTTTTCATGAGATAAATATCTGTCGATTGAGTTTTTTATTTCAGATGAGTTTATTTGTGCTTCTGTTTGTATTGTTCTGTGAATATTGCTTGCGATAGCGGCTAGCGGAACTGATGATGCAAGAATTATAAGTGGTAATTTAGATATTTCTAGGAAGCTATTAAATCCTTCAGAGGTGAAATTGATATTATGACCTTTCCATGCCCATAACCCATAAATTATAAACATATAAAATGGTAAAGCTACAGATGCAATGAATAGTGGTTGTTTTAATAGGTTTTTATGAGTTAGCTTTAGCCACCTGTTAAAATAAAAAATCACTAAAAGTCCGATGGGTATAAATAAGCTGAATGGAATAAATAGTCGAGGGCGAATGCTTGATATCAAATACCACCCAAGCAAAGAACAAAATATAAAATAGACTATGGTGGTTGATATTTTTAATTTCACTTTAATGATCCAAATTAGTTAGCGGGTTTTTAGTTACAGCATCCTCCAAGTGTTCTGGAGAAAAATGCGAATAAATCATTGTCATTTTAATATCTGAGTGACCAAGGATATCTCTCAATACAAGAATATTTCCGCCGTTCATCATAAAATGGCTGGCGAATGTATGACGTAATACATGGGTGCATTGGCCCTCTGGTAGCTCGATGCCAGCTCGTTTTACTGCTCGCTCAAAGGCTTTTCTGCACGGGGTGAATAGCTTCCCTCTGTTCTTGGGGAGTTCGTCATACAGATCCTGAGATATCGGCACGGTACGGTTTTTCTTGCCCTTGGTCTTAGTATAGGTGATTCGGTATTTCGATAACTGATGGCCCTGCAGGTTTTCGGCTTCACTCCATCGTGCGCCGGTGGCTAGGCATATTTTTGCAATCATCAGTAAGCTGGGGCTTTGAGAATCTGCACAGGCATCTAATAGGCGCTTAATTTCTTCTGGTGTCAGAAACGCTAGTTCGCCCTCTGCGATTTTAAATGTTGGCAGTCCGGCGAGCGGATTGGGCGCTGACCAGTGGCCCAGCTTTTTCAGGGTGCCAAAAACTGATGATAGGTTGCGCTGTTCAAGGTTTACCGTGCGGGGTTTAACAGGTGACATAAGCGCGCCATCTTCATTTCGCACTTCACCTTTTAGCCGCGCTTCACGGTATTTCGTAAAGTCACCTGCGGTCAATTCTGAGGCGATGGGATCACCCAGACCATTACAGATAATTCTAAGTTTCGCCATCAGGCGTTTGGGATCTGCAAGCGTCTGCCCGTAGAGCGAGTGCCATTGCTCTATTACCTCTGACAGATGTCGCCGATCCTCCTTTTCCCCCAGCCATGGTTTTTTGTTTACTTCATCCATGGTGAAGTTTTCGAATGCTACAGCTTCGCCTTTCGTCGCAAATTGCTTGCGCACGCGCTTGCCGTCCCGCCCGTTCGGGTAGCACTCACACAACCATTTTCCGTTCGGCTGTTTTCTGATGGTCATAACTAGATGCTCTTAATCACTTTTACTGCACGTCCCACAACCTCCACGTCATCGACAGAACATTCAAAGGAAGTTTCATCTTGGTGAACAACTATTTTGTTTCCTGGGATGCGTGCAATTTTGACGATGTTTTTCATACCATCGATGTCTATGAGCCAAATTCCGTTACTTAGCTGTTTGGCTGATGTATCAACGATGTAATTGCCGTCGTTGGCTTTGACGTACAAAGAATTCTCGGCATTTCCTGGAATTAAGCTCTGATCAAGAAAAACATCTTCCAGCTCATCGAGCGTCCCGTTCTCAATGGTTGCCTGCCGCACAGATGGGATAACAATCTTTGACAGGGGGCGAACTGTCGGTGAAGTCTCGTTTTTGAACTTATTTTTTTCTTCTGTATGGGGATACATTTCTCCCTGGCCCGTAGTCAGCCAAAGCAGAGAAATACCCGTTTCAAGAGCACATTGTATGACCCAGTCAGCGGGGAAGCTGTCACGTAACATCCTGTTTGCCATAGTACTTTTTGATGCTTCGAGGTGCTCAACTAATGCTATTTGAGTGTTGAAACCATAAGCTGCCATCAGCCTTTTTATGGTTTCTCTTCCTCCCGTATTTACACCAGTATTGATCTTCAAGTTGAACTCTCCATTTGACAATGCAATATCGGGATCGTATTTTTATGTTCAACTTCTAATGTGAGAGTTTAGAAGTTGGGGTTAAACATCATAAAACGCACTAAAACTAAGAGATATTGCACTATGAGCACTGATATTTCAATTCGTGTACCAAAAGAGATGGCTACGCCTGCAGAGTTCGCTGAATGGGAAGGTATCTCCCGTGGCTCTGTTTACCAGAAAATTCACCATGGTCAGCTTGCTAAGTACATGGTCAAGAAAGAAAAAAACAAAGGTCGCGTAAGTCTGCGTTACCTGATGTACAAAACAGACCAGGTTCGTGAATCCCTCGGTCATTCCAACTTTCGCGTCATTGTTGGTCAGTAAGTTCAATTATGAGAACTTTTTGAGAGGGGCACATGTTTGATTATAAGATTTCCAAACATCCACATTTTGACGAAGCCTGCCGGGCTTTCGCGCTGCGTCACAACATGGCGAAGCTGGCAGAACGTGCAGGAATGAATGTCCAGACGCTACGCAATAAGCTGAACCCGGAGCAACCGCATCAACTTACGCCGCCGGAGATCTGGCTACTGACTGATATCACAGAAGACTCAACGCTGGTTGACGGTTTTCTGGCTCAAATCCATTGCTTGCCGTGTGTGCCGCTGAACGAAGTGGCAAAAGAGAACCTGCCGCATTACGTCATGAGTGCAACTGCGGAGATTGGGCGTGTAGCTGCAGGCGCAGTATCCGGTGATGTGAAAACCAGTGCAGGCCGCCGCGATGTGATCAATAGCATCAACTCTGTTACGCGCCTTATGGCACTCACTGCCGTTTCATTGCATGCGCGTTTGCAGGCGAATCCGGCGATGGTAAGCGCGGTAGATACCGTGACGGGCCTAGGCGCTTCGTTCGGTCTGATCTGAGGTGGTTATGCTGACTAAAGAACCATCTTTTGCATCACTTCTCGTTAAGCAAAGTCCTGCAATGCACTGTGGTCATGGCTGGATTATGGGGAAGGATGGCAAGCGCTGGCACCCGTGTCGCTCTCAGGATGCGCTGCTGGCTGAACTGTCCACTAAAAAGCAGAGGAAACCATGGCTATTGAAGGCGATGCTGCGACTGTTCCGCTAAGCGCTGGCCTCCGCCTTAATGGGTTAAACCACATCGCGGAATTAAGGGCGAAAGTGTTTGGCTTAAATATTGATTCAGAACTGGAGCGCTTTATTAGCGATATGCGGGACCAACGGGATATTAACCATGAGCAGAATAAACGCGCATTAGCTGCAATATTCTTTATGGCAAAGATTCCGGCGGAACGTCATAGCGTCAATGTTAGTGAGCTGACGACTGACGAAAAGCGGGAGCTGATTAAAGCAATGAACCATTTCCGTACAGTGGTGAGTTTATTTCCAAATCGGCTAGCCATGCCGAATTAACCCACAACCGAAATTAAAGGCGTAAACCCGCCGAGCTTCTTATTGCCCAAATTCAGGAGAAACAACAATGCGAAATATTGAAACCCGCATCACCAAAACAGGACCAGATGATGCTGGCCTTAATCAGATGCTGACTGATGCACGGATGGAAGAACGCCGGGCACGTGCCGCGGCAATGGCCGCTCGTCTTGATAGCCTGGCTTGCCATATCACGTCACGCCAGCTTAACCACGTTGAAGCGGCGGAGCTGCTGCGTATTGCGGCTGAAAACATTCAGAACGAAGCGCAGGAGATCCACTGATGACTGATTCAATGGACCTTGTACAGCAGCGCGTTGAAGAAGAACGTCAGCGCCACATCCACACCGCCCGCAACAGAACGCCGGGCGTTTCCCGTGTGCTCTGCATTGATTGCGATGCACCGATCCCGCCAGCTCGCCGCCGCGCTATTCCGGGCGTGCAGTGTTGCGTCACCTGTCAGGAAATCGCAGAGCTGAAAGGCAAACATTACGTAGGGGGTGCTGTATGAGCACTATCCTGAAATGGGCGGGTAATAAAACCGCCATCATGGCAGAACTGAAAAAACACCTTCCAGCAGGCCCGCGACTGGTTGAACCTTTCGCGGGTTCCTGTGCTGTGATGATGGCGACAGACTATCCTCATTATCTTGTCGCGGATATTAATCCAGACCTGATTAATCTCTATCAGGTGATTAAGAATGATGTTGAATACTTCATCAAAGAGGGCAGATATCTTTTTGAAGCCCGTAATGATCCAGGGGCATATTATAAGACGAGACAGGAGTTTAACTTGCGCCATGGTGGCGCAATTGAACGTGCATTGTATTTCTTATATTTAAATCGCCATGGTTGTCGCGGACTGTGTCGCTATAACTTGGACGGTTATTTTAATGTTCCTTACGGTAATTATAAAAAGCCGTACTTCCCTGAAAACGAAATACGCATATTTGCAGAAAAAGCAAAACGCGCAACGTTTATCTGCGCCAGCTATGACGAGACACTGGCACTGCTGCAAACGGGTGATGTTGTCTATTGCGATCCACCATATGACGGCACGTTTAACGGATATCACACAGCTGGTTTTACAGAGGATGATCAGTACCATCTGGCGTCTATTCTTGAACGCCGGTCATCAGAAGGTCATACGGTTATCGTGTCCAACAGCGATACGTCTCTGATCCGTTCACTTTATCGTGATTTTACTCGCCATCGTATAACCGCTAAGCGCAGCATGGGCGTGGCTGCCGGTGATAGTAAAACTGCAGTAGAAATTATCGCCACAAAATCAGCATGTTGGTTTGGTGTTGATTTGGCGTCTGGTCCTGATGTCTCGGTGGAAACTGAGGTGCGGGCGTGGCAGTGAGTAAATTCACATTACATCATGCACAAACCACTGGCGGCTCGAATGAGGCCGCCGTGGTCTTTCCATGGAATACCCCAAAAAAAGCGGTTAACCCGTATCTGGACCCGGCGGAAGTTGCGCCGGAGTCTGCGCTTTCAAACCTCATCACTCTGTACGCTGCGGATAACGAGCAGGAGCATCTGCGCCGTGAGGCGCTGAGTGATAAGGTTTGGGAACGTTATTTCTTCAATGAATCCCGCGATCCTGTCCAGCGTGAAATGGAGCAGGATCGGCTGATTAGTCATGCCAAAATGGCCCGCGAACAGCAGCGTGTTAAACACGATTTGGTGATTATTGCCGATGTAAGCGCCATGCCTGCCCATATCAGCAAGCCTCTGCTAGAGCGGATTAAATACTTCCATAGCCTGGGCAGGGCTAAAGCTTATTCCCGCTATCTGCGCGAAACAATCAGGCCTTGTCTTGAGCGGCTGGGGCGTGTACGTGACAGCCAGGTGTCTGCATCTTTCCGGTTCATGGCGAGCCAGGACGGGCTGGAGGGGCTGCTGGTACTTCCTGAAATGAATCAGGAGCAGGTCAAGCGCCTTTCCACGCTGGTTGCGGCACACATGAGCATGTGTCTTGATGCGGCCTGCGGTGATCTGTTTGTCAGTGACGATGTTAAACCAGAAGAAATCCGCCAGGCATGGGAAAGGGTTGCTGCAGAAGCCATGCGCCTTGAGGTCATCCCGCCTGCCTTTGAGAAGTTACGCCGCAAAAAGCGCCGCCGCAAGCCGGTGCCTTATGAACTGATCCCACCGTCGCTGGCGCGCATGCTGTGCGCGGACTGGTGGTATCGCAAATTGTGGCAGATGCGCTGCGAGTGGCGGGAGGAGCAGCTGCGCGCCGTCTGCCTGGTCAACAAGAAAGCGTCCCCGTATGTCAGCTATGAAGCCGTGATCCACAAACGCGAGCAGCGCCGCAAATCGCTGGAGTTCTTCCGCTCGCATGAGCTGGTCAACGAAGACGGTGACTCGCTGGACATGGAAGATGTGGTGAACGCCAGCAACAGCAACCCGGCGCACCGCCGTAATGAAATGATGGCCTGTGTTAAAGGGCTGGAGCTGATCGCGGAGATGCGCGGAGACTGCGCCGTGTTCTATACCATCACCTGCCCATCACGCTTCCACGCAACCCTCAACAATGGCAGACCTAATCCGAAATGGACCAGCGCCACTGTCCGGCAGAGCAGTGATTATCTGGTTGATACATTCGCCGCTTTCCGCAAGGCCATGCACAAGGCCGGGCTGCGCTGGTACGGCGTCCGCGTTGCAGAGCCGCATCATGACGGCACCGTGCACTGGCATCTTCTGTGCTTTATGCGCAAAAAAGACCGTCGCTCCATCACCGCGCTGCTGCGTAAGTTTGCAATCCGTGAAGACCGCGAGGAGCTGGGCACCAATACTGGGCCGCGCTTCAAGTCAGAGCTTATCAACCCGCGCAAGGGCACGCCGACCAGCTACATCGCCAAATACATCAGTAAGAACATCGACGGGCGCGGGCTGGCTAAAGAAATCAGCAAAGAAACCGGCAGATCACTGCGTGACAGCGCTGAGCATGTCAGCGCCTGGGCGTCGCTGCACCGTGTCCAGCAGTTTCGTTTCTTTGGTATTCCGGGGCGTCAGGCATACCGCGAGCTGCGCTTGCTGGCATGTCAGGCGGCGAGAGTACAGGGCGAACGCAAAGCGGGGACGCCGGTACTGGATAATCCACGTCTTGATGCGGTACTGGCAGCTGCGGATGCGGGTTGCTTCGCCACCTACATTATGAAGCAGGGCGGTGTACTGGTTCCCCGCAAACATCACCTTGTCCGCACGGCTTATGAGCTTAACGACGAACCGAGCGCCTACGGCGATCACGGTATCCGTATCTATGGCATCTGGTCCCCGATTGCAGAGGGCAAGATTTGCACGCACGCGATGAAGTGGAAAAAGGTTCGTAAGGCTGTTGACGTTCAGGAGGCGGCAGCCGACAAGGGCGCTTGCGCCCCTTGGACTCGTGGCAATAACTGTCCCCCTGTTGAAAATTTGCATCAATCAGGGGGGGATCTGCCCGATATTAAAACCATGAATGAGCAGGAACTGCACGATTACCTCCACGGCATGAGCCAGAAGGAACGCCGGGAGCTGACAGCTAGGCTGAGACTGGTAAAACCGAAGCGGCGGAAAGGGTACAAGCAGGAAATTACCGATCAGCAGCGCCAGCAGCTCGATACTGAACTGAGGTCCAGAGGGTTTGAAGCAAGTGAAACGGAGGTTGATCTGCTTCTGCGTGGCGGCAGTATTCCGTCTGAGGCCGGGTTACGTCTTTTCTACCGCAACCAGCGCCTGCAGGAAGATAACAAATGGCGGCAGTGGTATTCCTGAGCAGCTGCCAGGGCAGGTGGTTATTGCATTCTCTCAGAAGTACCTTATTGAAAGCGAAAAAGCATTTTACATCCGGAAATTTCTTCTATACTGTATTTATAAACAGTGGATATATATACAGTTTATTTATCCGGCAGTATCGATAGGAGGGAAGATGCAGGACTATTTTTTGGAGTCGTTGAAGCTCCAGCGCATTGATTTTTTTATCAAGCTTGTAGCGGCTAGTGAGTGTGACGACGAAGAAAAGCGACTGGCTATCCAGTGGGTTTCTGAGTTAACGGATGAGCTGATGGCGAAGATTCGTGCTCATGAATACAACCGCTCGATGGAACTTCCCGGTTAGCAGCAGGAACGTTGCTGGCGTGAGAACTTGATTCTGGCGTCAGCAACGTCAACTAGGGATTGAAATAGAAAGCTCTTGAAAACAGTAGTAAATTGCCTATTATCTACGCTGTATTTAATCGATTTCATTGGCTGTATACCCGTAGTGATATTGAAAGGCGGTGTGGGGAATGGATCTGGCTAAAGTTGAAGAACGCGTCCGAAGAGTCATAGGGACAATGGAGTCTGCCGAGCTTGATGAATATTTTTGGGGTAAGCGCTCGGGTTTGGGAGACTCATTACCTCCGTATTATCTCGTTTATTTTCTCTTGGTAGATTTACTGAAATTTAAAAATCGTGGGGTTGATGAGAAGATTTCTTTTTCTATCCCAGTCCGGATTGATGGGGTTGTCGTAATTATAGAACATCGTAAACTTGGTTTAGATATAATTATCAAGAGTGATGATGATATAGAGCAAGCTAAAACTGTTTTGAGACATATTTGCGCAGGGGTTAAAGCTGCTACGAAATTTTTTGACTCGCTTGCAGACAATGCAGCAAAGACTTCAAATCTAAATGTTAATAACAATGCTAATTCTCTATATGATAGGTTTTTCTATTTTTTAGAGCTGTATAAACTGAAGCTTGATGAAGCTGCTGCTGGCCAAGAGTCTAAACTGGAAGTTGATAGTGAGTTTAATTCTGTTAATTTTTTCAGCCTGTTACAATCCTCTTTTGAACAATCAAATAAGGTAATTGAACTTCGAAGAGAGGCTATGTGGTTAGCAACGTCTGCAATTGAGTCATTTTTCAATTGGACCGAGCATGTTTTCATTCTTATTGCAATCTTAAAGGGTGAGATAAGAAATGGGAATGATGTGGCTGATAAAGTTGGAAAAGAATGGGGGGAGAAATTCAAATTAGCCATTGATATTAACTCTTCCAGTCTAAAATCATTCTATGATCGTTTACTTATACTCAGAAAACAGGTGCGTAATTTTGTAGCCCATGGTGCCTTCGGTAAGGATGGGCAAGCATTGGAATTTCACTCAAGTGTAGGGGCTGTGCCACTATTGCTGCCTCATCGAGAAAATAAAGAACGTTTCAAGTTTGGAAATGGTGTGCATTTTTTGGCACCTGAAGCTATGCAATTAATTAACGATTTTCTTGAAGGTTTGTGGCAGGGAGACCTATCCCCAGCAAAAATTTATATTGAATCTGGATGTCCTTTAATACTATCTTACGTAATTAATGGAACCTATGCGGAGGCGATGAAATCAGAAAGGGATATGGATTTATTTGTTAATTACTTAACTCGTGAGTTGGATAATGCCGCAAACATGGATTGGTAAATTCTAGGTGTGGATTGCGAACACACAAAAAATCTTCCTGAGTTAGGTGTTATCCCAACCCAAGGCTGTGTCAGGAAAACCTCATATGGCGCATGAGATCGCATGATAGTTTGAGGATCTTTTTCGCTGATGCCCGCCAGAACTGACAGGCTGTTGCATATGTCATGCAGGCGCATGAAAAACACTGCATAAAGCGGGTAGGCGTGGCGGGGATACGAGCGCGCGCTCAGCTGTTTACTCTCAGAATTGAAGCACTTTAATGCAATTTATAGCCAAAAATTCTTTATTAGCTATAATGCGTTAACCAATTATTATTTCATCTGATTTATTTTGATTATGAATAGGGGGGGATATGTATAACGTGGTTTTAGATACTAATATTTTACATGAGGAAGGGCTTAACTCAGCTGGCATGGGGGTTGTTAATCACTTAGTAAATAATAGAACTATTAATCTTCATGTTCCAGAATTAGTAATCAAAGAATTTTCCACCAAAAAAATAGATGGGATTATTGAGTCTCTTTAAAAAGCATCTGGCATGTTAAAAAGCATGGACAGAGATATAAGAGCTACAGAAACAACTTTATCTCAGGAAGTAGATGGGATTAAGGCGAGTATTGATGAACTATCGTCTAGCATTAAAAATAGAGTTGATGGCGTTATACAAAAATGGATTGATGAAAATAGAGTAAACATTCTCCCTCTTAAAAATGAGTATACCACCCCTGTCTTTGAAAATTATTTTGTCGGCGGAGGGGTTTTTAGATCGAAGAAAGAAAGAGGGGACCTTCCTGATGCTTTTATAAATCTGAGCATCACCGAATTACACGACTCTCTGGGACGATTGGTAATTATAATAAAAGATGGTGTTTTTAAAAAGTCATTATCGCGCAATCAAGATTTTGTTATACTGGATAGTTTGCAAGATTTATTTGAGTTACCTGACATCAAATCCTCTATCGAGAACTTAGGTGTAACATCTTTTGTTTCCTCTACAGCTTATTCTCAGGCAATGCAACGGTTGTTGCAAACCAAGCCTGATTATTTTGAAAGTATCTATGTCGAACCATCAGAAGGTCGAGAACTAATAGCTGATTGGATCAGTCATGTTGATGCTGAAATTGATGATTTCAGTCAAATTGAAAATATAACCATAGATCGTGTGCATAAAATTTCTGAACAGCATTATGCAGCGAAAATTTCATTCCAAATGAATTCAGGTATCTCATATGTCACAGATTATGGAGAAGTTTTGAAAATTGAGAGAGATAAGGAAAGAACCGCTGACTGTTGGAGCATGAATGGTGAGGGAATGTGTGATGTGACTGAGAATGCGCGGTTAGAGTTTTATGGCGATTTGAATATATTCTTTGAAGTATCAATAGACTCACTAGAGCAGGATAGAATCGATTCTTATTTCGAAGATGATGCTATTAAAATGACTATTGATATTAACGATGCGGATATTATAAAACTACTCTAAACTCAGAAGAGGCGCATTATGCGCCTCAATATTAATTTATTATATATTCATTGAAAGAAATAATGTCACTATCTAGCCAGTTATTTAATTCCTCAATCCTTTTTTGTAGTGGAGTTAATTCATTTCTTACAAACACATTAGCTGCCTTCTCCACATCACCAAAGCCCCCAACATTGCTCGGCATAATCCCCATCATTTGTGGCGGCACACGGTGCGCTGCCATCATGTCATCGCGGCTCACGTTCTTGATGTTCAAAAACTCATCCTTAGCAGCCACTTCTGACAGCGGGATAATCTGAATCCCGTCCTTTTTGCCATTGGGTGAGTACATAAACAGGTTGCGGAAGTTGCCCGGACCTTTGGCGCTTTTCATGGCCTGGCGGATATTGTTCACGTCCTCCTGATTCTGTGCTGCGTCTGTCATGTACATGATGAAACCCGCATGGCTGCCGTTGATGTAATACTTCCGGCGGAACAGCGTGGCGGACTCGTTGAGCAGGGCTGATGGAATGGCAGAAAGATAACCAGGTAGTCCATAGATCTCCTGGTTAATGTCCGGTTCCATCAGATGAAAAATGCTGCCTTTGGTGAACTCGTAGGGCTGCGTGGTCATGCCGTATTGCACAAACCAGTAGGTATCCAGATCCACGCCGCGGCGGGTGTATTTCGCCAGCGATGGCTCCAGCGACAGAATACCGCCGAGCCGGTTGGTACGCTTCTCCAGATAGGCGTTACCGAATACCAGATAGTCCTGCACAAAGCGGCTGAACGCCTGCTGGCTCAGGAGTGGATGCGGGATAAATGTGCTGGTCAGAATGTTGCGTTTGACGGCAATCGGCGAGCTGTGATGCACGGCGGCACGATAGGTTCGCGCCAGCCCGTCAAAGCTGACCGGCGGTTCATACCAGCGATCCATCTGCACACACTCCACATAATCCAGCAGCTCGCGGCGGTCCAGTACCGGAATGGGATCGCCAAAGCTGAATGCCTCTGCAGATACACCGCTTTTGTGTTGTACGTTGTGCTCAGCGGCAGCGCGGTTTTTCTTACGTTTGCTCATCAAAAAATCTCCACAATATTGCTGGTATTGGCGGATTCGCCCTGCAGCGGTTCGTTAAACAGTGCATGCATCGTTGCCCAGGCCAAATCTGCGTGGCTGGCTTCTTCGCTGCGGCTGGCTTCATAGGTGGGGCGGTTGCCGCTGGCGGTGGTGGCGCGGCGGATAGCCATAAAGGACTGCGCAATGTCGGTGTGCCCGGCGTCAAACTCCAGACGGCGGTGGCTGATAATGTCGTACGCCTTGAGCACCAGGGCGTTTTTGACGTTGGGGTTGTAGACAAACTCCCGCACGGCAGGAAAGAACGCTTTCACGTTCTCGTAAACGCCGTGCCCGACACCGGTCGAGTCGATGCCGATATAGGTCACGTTGTACTGCTGTGTCAGTTTTTTGATGGCGTCCGCCTGAGCGCGGAAGTCCATCCCGCGCCACTGGTGACGTTCAAGAATGCGGAACTTCCCGCCCGGTACAGTGGGTGGAGCCATAACCACGCAGCCTGCGCTGTCACCGTTCTGCGTACCTTTCGCCGGGTCGTAACCGATCCAGACTTCCCGCCAGCCAAACGGGCGCAGCGCCAGCGCCTGAAAATCGGTCCAGACTTCCCAGCTATCCACCATGCACGCCTGCAGCTCGCTGAGCGGGAATACTGAAGCCAGATCGTCGATAAATTCGCACATCAGCAGGTTCTGGTATTCGTCCGGGCTGTACTCCATGCGCAGCTGGTCGAGGTCGAACAGGTTACAGCCGCCTCGCACCGCATCCTCCACGGTGACGATCTGGCGGTACTGTCCGTCAGGGCAGAGCAGGCCGCGCGCAAGGTTGCTGTGGGTCAGGTCAATATCCACCTTGTCCGCTTTGGCACGGCCCCGGTTAAACAGTGCGCCGGACCAGAACGGATAGGCACTGTGGGTCAGGCTGGACGGCGTGGAAAAGTAGGTTTGTCGCCATTTCTTGTGAATGGCCATACCGGAGGCAACCTTGCGCAGCTCCTGGAATTTCGGTATCCAGAAATATTCATCCAGATACAGGTTGCCGTGGTAACTCTGCGCCGTTCGGGCGTTGGTGCCGAGAAAGTACAAGGCTGCGCCATTGGGCAGCACCATGGGATCGCCTTTCAGCTCCACCTCAACTTCTTTGGCAAAGTCGATGATGTACTGCTTAAAGACGTGTGCCTGAGCCTTACTGGCAGAAAGGAAAATCTGGTTGCGTCCGGTCAGAAGGGCGTCAATCAATGCTTCACGGGCAAAATAAAACGTGGCACCAATCTGGCGCGACTTGAGCAGATTGCGGATACGGTTTGTTTTCCCGGCTTCAAACCAGTGACGCTGATAGTCGAACATAGAGGCGTGGAAGATTTCTTCCAGCTTTTCGATCTGTTCGTCGGTGAAAACGTTTTTTTCCGGCTGCCTGCGCGGACCTTTGTTACGGTTGGCTACTTTCGGGTTTAAATCAGCTTCGTTCCCGCCGTCGTTAAATTTTCCGATCCGGGCGTGACGCTCTGACTGGCGCGCCAGCAGGTCAATTTCCTTGAAGTCTTTCCCTTCTTTCTGCTCCTTCATGATGAGCTGGCAGTAACGTGCGGCGGTGGTGAGCTGCATCTGATCCAGCGGCTCATAGTCGCCCCACTTGTCGCGTTTTTTCCAGCTGTGAACGGTTGCAACTTTTTCGCCCAGCATTTCAGCAATGCGGGCTACGCGGTATCCCTGAAAGTACAGCAGCATGGCCTGCCGACGGGGATCGAGGTCTGCGGGGGTCAGTGTCGTGTTCATGGCCCAAACATACGGTCTTGGGTGGCGGCTTTCCCCGGCTGCGGTTTGTGTGGTTTACCGTACAAATACAGCGCGTTGTCTCACTCCCCCCATCACCGCAAACATAAGGCTCCAGTAAGTTATTTCTAACGGAGCACGGCTCATGACAGTGAAAGCAAAGCGTTTCCGTATCGGGGTGGAAGGTGCCACTACCGACGGACGCGAAATCCAGCGTGAATGGCTGGTACAGATGGCTGCCAGCTACAACCCGACGGTCTATACCGCGCTGATCAACCTGGAGCACATCAAGTCTTATTCCCCGGACAGTGCCTTCAACCGTTACGGCAAAGTGACTGCGCTGGTTGCAGAAGAAATCCAGGACGGTCCGCTGGCGGGCAAGATGGCACTTTACGCCGATGTTGAGCCGACGGACTCCCTGGTGGCACTGGTGAAAAAAGGCCAGAAGCTGTTTACCTCCATGGAGGTCAGCCCGAAGTTTGCTGACACAGGTAAAGCCTATCTTGTGGGGCTGGCGGCAACTGACGATCCGGCGAGTCTCGGCACCGAAATGCTGGCGTTCAGCGCCAGTGCCACGCATAACCCGCTGGCAAACCGTAAGCAGAATCCTGAAAACCTGTTTACCGCTGCCGAAGAAACGGCGATCGAACTGGAAGAAGCCCAGGACGAAAAGCCTTCCCTCTTTGCCCGCGTCACCGCGCTGTTCACCAAAAAAGAACAGACCGACGATGCGCGCTTCTCTGATGTGCATAAAGCCGTGGAACTTGTCGCCACCGAGCAGCAGAACCTGAGCGAGCGCACTGATAAATCCCTGGCTGAAAACGATGAACGCCTTTCCGCGCTGGAGTCCTCCCTGCAGGAACAGCAGGCCGCCTTTGCCGAGTTACAGCAGCAGCTGAGCCGTGAAGACTGCCGCAAGGATTACCGCCAGCGCGCGCCGGGCGGTGACGCACCGGCAGGCACCCTGACCAATTGCTGATGGAGCATAAAACCCGATGAAAAAGAAAACCCGCTTTGCCTTTAACGCTTACCTGCAGCAACTGGCGCACCTGAATGGTGTGGAGGTTGAAGAACTTTCCAGCAAGTTCACCGTGGAGCCGTCCGTGCAGCAGACGCTGGAAGACCAGATCCAGCAGTCCGCTGCTTTCCTGACACTGATTAACATTACGCCGGTCACTGAGCAGTCCGGGCAGTTGCTGGGGCTGGGCGTTGGCAGCACCATTGCCGGAACCACCGATACCACCACCAAAGAGCGCGAGCCTACCGATCCGACGCTGATGGAAGACGTGGAATACAAATGCGAACAGACCAACTTTGATACGGTGCTGACCTACGCAAAACTGGACCTGTGGGCCAAGTTCCAGGATTTCCAGGTGCGTATTCGCAACGCCATCGTCAAGCGTCAGGCGCTGGACCGCATCATGATCGGCTTTAACGGCGTGAAGCGCGCCAAAACCTCCAACCGCGCTGAAAACCCGCTGCTGCAGGACGTCAATAAAGGCTGGCTGCAGAAAATCCGCGAAGACGCGCCGGATCACGTCATGGGCAGCAAAACCGCAGAAGACGGCACCTCTACTGCAGAACCGGTAAAAGTAGGTCCGGGTGGTAAGTATGTAAATCTTGACGCGGTGGTGATGGATACCGTCAACGAGCTGATCGATGTGGAGTATCAGGATGATGACGAGCTGGTTGTTGTCTGCGGACGTGAACTGCTGTCTGACAAGTATTTCCCGTTGGTCAACAAAGAGCAGGACAACAGCGAGAAAATCGCCGCCGATCTGATCATCAGCCAGAAACGCATGGGCGGCCTGCAGGCTGTGCGCGCGCCTTTCTTCCCGGCAAATGCCCTGCTGATCACCCGTCTGGATAACCTGTCCATCTACTGGCAGGAAGACACCCGCCGCCGTTCAGTTATAGACAACCCGAAACGCGACCGGATTGAAAACTTTGAATCCGTCAACGAGGCGTATGTGGTCGAGGACTACCGCTGCGCGGCGCTGGTTGAAAACATCGAAATCGGTGATTTCAGCGCGCCTGCCGCACCGGAAAGTGGGGAATAACGCATGAGCCTGAGTCCCGCACGGCAGCACCGCCTGCGCATTCAGGCTGAACAGGCCGCCCGTGAGGGCGGCAGTGTTCGCCATGCGTCGGGTTATGACCTGATGCTGCTGCAGCTGGCAGAAGACCGCCGCCGCCTCAAGGGCGTCCAGTCCACGGTGAAAAAGGCGGAAATCAAGGTGGAACTGCTGCCGAAATATTCCGCCTGGGCGGAGGGCGTGCTGGCTGCCGGAGGTGCGCAGCAGGATGATGTGCTGATGTACGTGATGCTGTGGCGTATCGACGCCGGTGATTATGCCGGTGCGCTGGAAATCGGGCGCCATGCGCTGCGCCATGGCTGGGTGATGCCTCTGGGCAACCGTAACGTGCAGACCGTGCTGGCAGAAGAAATGGCAGACGCGGCGCAAAGCGCTCTGCTTGCCGCTGCCGGTTTTGATGCTGATCTGCTTCTGCAGACGCTGGACCTGACCACCGATCTTGATATGCCGGATCAGTCGCGGGCGCGCCTGCATAAAGCCATCGGCGCTGTACTGAGCGAAAGCAACCCGGCGTCTGCCCTGAATCACCTTACCCATGCGCTGCAGCTTGATCCCCGCTGCGGTGTGAAAAAAGAAAAGCAGCAGCTGGAGCGCAGACTGCGCAATGACAGCCGCTAAAGAACGTGCCCCGCGCACGGGCGGCACGGGATGGCGAAAGGCACTGCCACATCAAAATTCCGTCCACCGCCCACTTATTCAGGAGAAAGCCGCATGAAGTTTGTTGCGCCCGAACAGGTGCCGGAACAGGCGGAGGTCATCAAAAATACGCCGTTCTGGCCTGATGTGGACCTGTCGGAATTTCGCAGTGTGATGCGAACTGACGGCACGGTGACACAGCCGCGTTTAAAGCAGGTTGTGCTGACGGCTATTTCTGAGGTTAACGCTGAGCTGTACGACTTCCGCAACCGCCAGCAGTTGCTGGGCTACCGGGCACTGGCTGAGGTTCCGGCGGACATGCTGGACGGTAAAAACGAGCGTATCCGGCACTACCATAACGCCGTTTTTTGCTGGACGCGTGCCGTACTCAATGAGCGTTATCAGGACTATGACGCCACGGCGTCAGGTGTGAAACGGGGGGAGGAGCTGGCGGAGGCCAGCGGTGATCTGTGGCGTGATGCCCGCTGGGCCATCAGCCGGGTGCAGGATGCGCCGCACTGTACGGTGGAGCTTATCTGATGAAAGTGCGTGCGCATCAGTATGACACGGTGGACGCGCTTTGCTGGCGTCATTACGGGCGCACGCAGGGGGTCACTGAGCAGGTTCTGAAGGCAAATCCGGGGCTGGCAGAGTACGGCCCATTTTTACCGCACGGCTGCAGGTGGAACTGCCGGACATTACGGCGTCAACCACGGCGCAGACCATCCAGCTATGGGACTGAATTATGACGCTTGAACGAATCAGCGCCTTTATTACTTACTGCATCGCCGTGCTGCTGGCATGGCTGGGCGATCTGTCGCTCAAGGATGCATCAACGGTTGGCGGCGTGTTGATTGGTGTGCTGATGCTGGCTATCAACTGGTACTACAAACACCAGTCTTTCAGGTTGCTGCGCGATGGCAAAATTTCACGGGGGGAATATGAATCCTTCAATCGTTAAGCGCTGCCTTGTCGGGGCTGTGCTGGCTATCGCCGCCACGCTGCCCGGTTTCCAGTCGCTCAAAACCTCCGTTGAAGGGCTGAAACTGATTGCCGATTACGAGGGATGTCGTCTGCAGCCGTATCAGTGCAGCGCAGGTGTCTGGACTGACGGGATCGGAAATACATCCGGGGTGGTGCCGGGGAAAGCTATCACGGAACGGCAGGCGGCGCAGGGGTTAATAAACAATGTACTACTGACTGAAAAAAGGCTGGATGCCTGCCTGGCGGTTAAGCCCCCGCAGCATGTCTACGATGCGCTGGTGAGTATTGGTTTCAATGTGGGGACCGGCGCGATCTGCAGGTCAACCATGGTGTCATATATCAATCGCCAGCAGTGGCGGCAGGCATGCAACCAGCTACAGCGCTGGATTTACGTTAACGGTGTGAAAAATAAAGGTCTGGAGAACCGCCGCGCGCGGGAACTGGCCTGGTGCTTAAAAGGAACTGGGGCATGACGCGCTTGCTGGCGGTAGCGCTGGCGCTGGCTTTTGCGGCGCTGTGCTGGCAGTCGTGGCGGCTTAACAATGCCAGTCACACCATTGAGACGCAGGGACGTGAGCTGGAAACGAAAGGGCGGGAGCTGACAAAGAAGAACAGCCAGTTGCTCGGCCTGTCCATTCTGACCGAAACCAACAGCCGGGAGCAGACGCGTCTTTATGCGGCCGCGGAACAGACCACCGCACTGCTGCGAAGCCGACAGCGCCGGATCGAGGAACTGAAACGTGAAAACGAGGATTTACGCCGCTGGGCTGACGCTCCTTTGCCTGCTGACATTATCAGGCTGCGCGAACGTCCGGCCCTTGCCGGAGGTGCAGCTTACCGTGAATGGCTGTCCCAGAGTAACGCAGTGCCGTCTGGAAAGGTCAGCGCCGCGCAGTAACGGTGATCTGAATGCGGCGCTGGATGAAACAGAGGCCGCCTGGGCGGTCTGTGCTGACAAAGTTGACACGATAGTTGCGTGTCAGGAGCGAAACAGTGAACAAACCGCAGTCCCTGCGCAGCGCCCTGAATAAAACGGTAACGTATGTCCGCAATAACCCGGATAAACTGCACCTTTTCGTTGATAACGGCTCACTGGTGGCAACCGGTGCCAGCTCTATGTCATGGGAATACCGCTACACCCTGAACGTGGTGATCGAGGATTTCAGCGGCGACCAGAATCTGCTGATGGCTCCCGTGTTGCTGTGGCTCAGAGAGAACCAGCCGGACGCCATCAACAACCCGGAGCTGCGCGAAAAACTGTTCACCTTTGAAGTGGATATTCTACGCAATGATGTATGTGATATCAGCCTGAATCTGCAACTGACGGAGCGTGTACTGGTCAGCACTGATGGTGGTATCTCAACGGTTGAGGCAGAGCCAGAACCCGACGAACCTGAAGAAATGTGGACGGTGAAACGTGGATGAACTGCAGAGGGTGGATGACTGGCTGACGGCGCTACTGGCGAATCTGGAGCCTGCCGCGCGCAGCCGTATGATGCGGCAACTGGCGCAACAGCTGCGCCGGACGCAGCAGCAGAACATCAGGCTGCAGCGTAATCCTGACGGCAGCGGCTATGAGCCGCGCCGGGTGACAGCCCGCAGCAAGAAGGGACGCATCAAACGCCAGATGTTTGCAAAGCTTCGCACCACAAAATACCTGAAAACTGCCGCCAGTGCGGACTCCGCCAGCGTGCAGTTTGATGGCAAGGTGCAGCGCATTGCCCGTGTTCATCATTACGGCCTGCGTGATCGCGTCAGCCGCAAAGGCCCGGAGGTTCGTTACGCAAAACGTCAACTGTTAGGCTTGAAGGATTCTGATATCTTTTTAATACAGGAAACTCTGTTGGAGTGGATAGCAAAATGATTCAATAATAATTTTATTTGATATTATTTTCACTTATTGGCACCAGTAAATCAGTAACGCTTAATGCAAATCGAAATAAAACGGTTGTTGTAAGTAGTATTACGCTAATGATGAAAGTCCATGAGCTTAGATGTAGCTCTTTAAGGAATATATCTGCAATGTTACTGCCAGGATTTGTTTTGTAAATGTAAGAGTATAGGCCATAGCAGAAAACAATAGCAGTTTCATAATTCCAAAGAGCATTGAAAAATTCTTTGAAAATTTTATTGTGACCTTTTTTGGTTATTCTTTCACATATTAAAAATATTAAAAAATAACCTATTGCAAAAAGCTCTGCGTATAACGTAATGGCATTTTTTGATAATAGTGTAAATAGAATTAAAAAAGGGGCCATTCCAAATATGGAAATATACTCAAGAACTCTCTTACGGAGTCCTCTGTTTTTGTAAGTGGACATGCTAATTCCTTTTCTCATTGTGCAACACATCATACAAAAGATGTTGCGTGCATTCACCATCTTTCATATGCGACTTTTGCATTCATGAACGCACAACTGACCGAAATCATGCGCCTTATCACCAACCTGATCCGCACCGGAACTGTATCCGAAGTGGACCGGGAGAACTGGCTGTGCCGGGTGAAAGTGGGCGACCTTGAAACCAACTGGATTAACTGGCTGACACTGCGCGCCGGTGGTGCCCGTACATGGTGGTGTCCGTCGCCGGATGAGCAGGTGGTGGTACTGAGCATGGGCGGCAATCTGGAAACCGCTTTTGTGCTGCCCGCTATCTACTCCAATCAGTTTACGCCACCGTCGGATTCTGTGGACGGTTGCGTGACGGAGTACCCGGACGGGGGATGGTTTGAGTATGAACCCGCCACCGGACGATGGCATGTCAGGGGCATCAAATCCATGGTGATCGAGGCATCAGACAGTGTCACCTACAAAACCGGTGAGTTTGTGGTGGAGGCTGACACCACGCGCATTAACAGCGAGGTGGTGATCAATGGCGGCGTTACCCAGGGCGGCGGCGCAATGAGTTCTAACGGGATCGTAGTTGATGGCCATGAGCATACTGGCGTTCTGAAAGGCGGCGACAATACGGGGGGGCCGGTATGACGTTGTATATCGGTATGAGCAGGAATGACGGACAAGCCATTGCAGATACAGACCATCTGCGTCAGTCGGTGCGGGATATTCTGCTGACGCCGCAGGGCAGCCGTCTTGCCCGCCGGGAATATGGCTCCCTGCTGTCTGCCCTGATTGACCAGCCGCAGAACCCGGCGCTGCGCCTGCAGATTATGTCTGCGGTCTATGTGGCCCTGAACCGCTGGGAGCCGCGCCTTACGCTGGATTCCATCACCATCAACGGCAATTTTGACGGCTCTATGGTGGTAGAACTTACCGGACACAGCAATAACGGTGCGCCGGTTTCCCTTTCCGTATCAACAGGAGCAGACAATGGCAGTCATTGATCTTTCCCGACTGCCGCCGCCGCAGATTGTGGATGTGCCGGACTTTGAGGCATTGCTGGCAGAACGCAAGGCCGCCTTTGTTGCCCTCCATCCGGCTGATGAACAGGAAGCCGTTATGCGCACGTTAGCGCTGGAGTCAGAACCCGTCACCAAACTGCTGCAGGAAAATACTTACCGAGAAATCCTGCTGCGCCAGCGTATTAATGAGGCTGCGCAGGCGGTCATGGTGGCCTATTCCATGGGAAATGATCTTGAGCAACTGGCAGGCAACTGCAACGTGAAGCGCCTGACGGTAGTCCCTGCCGATAATGACGCGGTGCCGCCGGTCGCCGCAGTGATGGAAAGTGATGAAGCATTACGCCAGCGCATTCCTGCAGCATTTGAGGGGCTGTCCGTTGCAGGGCCGACGGGAGCCTATGAGTTCCACGCCAGAAGTGCCGACGGGCGCGTGGCTGATGCCAGCGCAACCAGTCCTGCACCGGCAGAGGTGGTGCTTACCGTACTGAGCCGCGAGGGTGACGGTACGGCAGGGGCTGACCTGTTGGCAGTGGTTGAGAAGGCGCTTAACAGTGAAAAGGTTCGCCCTGTGGCAGACCGCCTGACGGTGCGCAGCGCTGAAATTATTCCGTACAGCGTGGACGCAACGATCTTCCTTTATCCGGGGCCGGAGGCTGAGCCGGTGATGGCAGAAGCAAAAGCCAGTCTGCAAAAATACATCGCCAGTCAGACGCGGCTGGGACGTGATATCCGCCGCAGCGCCATTTATGCCGCGTTGCATGTGGAGGGCGTCCAGCGTGTGGAGCTGACGTCCCCGCTGGGTGATGTGGTGCTGGATAAGACGCAGGCGGCATCCTGTACTGAATGGAGCGTCACCAACGGGGGCACGGATGAATAGCCTGTTGCCGCCGGGTTCGTCGCCGCTTGAGCGCCGACTGGCGCAGACCTGCAGCGGGATTTCCGATCTGCAGGTATCGCTGCGTGATTTGTGGAACCCGGCAACCTGCCCGGTCAGATTCCTGCCTTATCTGGCCTGGGCGTTTTCTGTTGACCGCTGGGATGAGGGCTGGACAGAAAGCGTCAAGCGCCGTGTTGTGCAGGACGCTTTTTATATCCATCAGCACAAGGGGACAACCAGCGCCGTGCGGCGCGTGGTGGAGCCGTTTGGCTTCCTGATCCGCATCATTGAGTGGTGGCAGACCGGCGAAACGCCGGGGACGTTCCGTCTGGATATTGGCGTGCAGGACCAGGGCATAACAGAAGAAACCTATCTGGAGCTGGAGCGCCTGATTGGTGATGCCAAACCATGCAGCCGTCATCTGGTTGGCATGTCCATCAACCTGCAGACAGGCGGCCCGTATTTTGTGGGTGCAGCCACTTATACCGGCGAAGAAATCACGATCTACCCGTATATCAACGAAACCATTATTTCCGGCGGCACCGCTTATGAGGGCGGCGCGGTCCATGTTATTGACACGATGAGAGTGAACCCATGAGCGCAAAATTTTATACCCTGCTGACGGATATCGGCGCGGCGAAACTGGCAAGCGCCGCCGCGCTCGGTGTCCCATTGAAAATTACCCATATGGCGGTGGGCAGCGGTGGCGGTGTGCTGCCACACCCAACGCGCAACAGACCGCGTTAGTGGCTGAGGAACGCCGCGCAGCGCTGAATATGCTGTATATCGACCCTCAGAACAGCAGCCAGATTATTGCTGAGCAGGTGATCCCGGAAAATGAGGGCGGGTGGTGGATTCGTGAGGTTGGATTGTTCGATGAAACCGGCGCGCTGATTGCTGTGGGAAATTGCCCTGAAAGCTATAAGCCGCAGCTTGTTGAGGGCAGCGGACGCACACAGACCGTGCGCATGGTGCTGATTACCAGTAGCACCGATAACATCACGCTGAAAATCGATCCATCTGTCGTGCTGGCAACGCGTGGCTATGTCGATAACCTCATTGAAACCCGGCAGCAGAAAAGCGATACCCTGACCGCGCTGGCGGAGCTGAAACCGGCTAAAGGAAAGTTTCCATATTTCACTGCTGAAAAAACAGCAGCTTTGGCAGACCTGAGTGATTTTGTTCGCCCTATGTTGAGTAAAGTAGATGTAGTCGGCGGGTAATGACTCCAACTTATTGATAGTGTTTTATGTTCAGATAATGCCCGATGACTTTGTCATGCAGCTCCACCGATTTTGAGAACGACAGCGACTTCCGTCCCAGCCGTGCCAGGTGCTGCCTCAGA